GGGACAGGTGAAGCTCTCGGACATGGCCACCCGCAAGACGCACGCCATCTGGGGGCCAAGCCCCGCAGTGAAAACGCTTACGGAGTTACAAGCGGCGATAGCGTCGCCGTTTGCAGGATAGCTTACACAGTAAGGCGGCGAGACGCCGCCCACAGGAGGCGAGATGCCAGATCCGACCAACAACACGACCCCGCCGGGGGGTCAGCAGCCAACGAACGAAAACGACGCGCCGCTGACCTACGACGCCTGGTTGGGCCAACAGACAGAGGACATCAAGACCCTGGTAGAGGGCAACATCACTGGCCTCAAGTCGGCGCTGCAGAGCGAGAGGCAGCAGCGCGACGAGCTGGCGCGCCAACTGCGAGATGCAGCGAAGGGCAGCCAGGGGGCCACGAAGGAGGCGCTCGACAAGCTGAGCGCCGACTTGGAGGCGGCGAACACACGGGCCGAGTTTTTTGCGGAGGCTACAAAGTCGGAGATCGGCTGTAGTAACCCGCGCCTGGCCTGGATCGCCGCACAGGAAGCAGGGGCCCTTGATAACCGTGGGCGGGTCAACTGGGACGCGTTGAAGCAGCAGTACCCAGAGCTGTTCCAGACTCGCAAGCCGCCGGCGGGGAATGCCGGCGCGGGAACGGGCAACCAGCCCCCCGCAGGCAAGTCGATGAACGATTTCATTCGCACGGCCGCCGGACGCGGCCGCTAAAAGGAGTTCACCATGCCGTACAACAGTGTGATTTCTCGTGTCGATGCAGCCGCGCTGATCCCCGAGGAGGTGTCCAGCGTCCTCCTGGCGGACATCGCCGGCAGCAACCCGATTCTGCAACTGGCGCGGCGCCTGCCCAACATGAGCAGGGCGCAGACGCGAATGCCGGTGCTGGGCTCGCTGGCCGTCGCTTACTTTGTGAACGGCGAAACCGGGCTCAAGCAGACCACGGAGCTGACCTGGGAAAACAAGTATGTGGACGCGGCAGAGGTCGCGGCCATCGTGCCGATTCCCGAGGCCGTGCTCGACGACGCCGACTATGACATCTGGGGCCAGGTGCGCCCCGAGCTCGTGCGCGCGTTCAACAAGGTCATCGCGCAGGCGGTACTCTATGGCACCAACATTCCCGCCACCTGGACGACCAACCTGGGCGCGGCGGGGATCGTTGCCGGGTCTACGGCGGCCGGTCACACCATCTCTGAGGCCGCCTATGCCGACCTCTACGAGGCCATCCTGGGCGAGACCGCCGCAGGCGTCGATGGGCAGGTGATGCTCGTTGAGGCCGACGGCTTTATGGTCAGCGGCCACATGGCGCACGTGTCCATGCGCGGCAAGCTGCGCAACGTCCGCGACATCAACGGCAACCCGATTTTCACCCGCTCCATGCAGGACGCCTCGCGCTACGAACTGGACGGCGCGCCGGTGCTCTTCCCGCTCGACGGCTCGATGGTCGCGGGCTCCTCTCTGGACATCGCCGGCGACTGGCAACAGCTCGTCTGGAGCATGCGCCAGGACATGACCTACAAGATTTTGACCGAGGCCGTGATCCAGGACGGCGCCGGCAACATCGTCTACAACCTGGCGCAGCAGGACATGGTCGCACTGCGGGCCGTGATGCGTCTGGGCGTGGCGCTCCCCAATCCGATCAATGCCATGAACGAGACGGACGCGACGCGCTACCCGTTTGCAGTGCTCACGGCGTAGAGAAAAGAGGTGAAAAAGTGAGCCTTTACCCGTTCAACACCAACTGGCGCACTCGGAAGGCCCAGTCCGATGTGCCGGGGATTCTGACCACGTTGGGCGCGGGGGTGATGTACACCCCCGGCAGCCCGGTCCTGGACGACGTCGACTGGTTTGTCGCCTCGGTCGACATGAAGGTCGGCGCGTACACCCTGGCGCACACTGCGCCGGACGTGGGCGCGCGCAACGTGACGGTTACGCAGACGGCGACCGACACTGAGGACACTAACGGCACCATCGTCGTCGTGGGCAAAGACCTCGCAGGCAACGAGATCACCGAGACCCTTACCCCGAATGCGGGGGCGACGGTGGCGGGCGCTAAGGCATTTGCCTCGATCACCTCGATCACCGGCGTGGGCTGGGTAATCGACGGCTCCGAGGGAACTGAGGACAAGATCACCGTCGGCTTTGGCGCGACCATCGGCCTGCCCGACAAGCTGACCGACACGGCGCAGATACTCGCCGCCAGCCGCAACAACGCGGTGGACGCGATCTCGGCGCGTTCGGCCAGTGCGTCGGCGCTGGAAAGCAACACTGTGACGCTGACGTCCGCGCTGAACGGGGCGCCAGTCAAGATTTACTATCTCGTCTAGGAGAACAACAAAATGTCTGAAGGAAAAGGTTGTCTCTACGGTGACCTGACCGCGTTGCCTGCCGGCGGCGCGATGCTCGATCTGGAGAACCCGGAGGGCGCCGCCCTGCTGATTACCAACTTTGTCGTGCGCAGCACCGTGGTCTCTACCGGCGCGGCCACGATCGACGCCGGCGTGCACGCGACCGGCCTGACCAACGATGAGCTGATCGACGGCCTGGACATCAATGGGGCCCTGGTCTGTGAGTCGAACCACGACCAGGTAACGGCGACCACGGTCGCCGAGCACGAGGTTGTGTGGGGCCCCACCGCGCACCTGGTGGTGTTCGGCAGCGCAGCCACGACCGGGTTCGTCGGCAAATACTACGTCGAGTACATCCGACTGTAGTAGGAGACACACATGACAGCGACAGCGCAGCAGATCATACGTTTGCGGCGAATGGTAGTAGAGCCAACCATCGAGACCTACTCGGACGCAGAGCTGGCCGAGTTGTTGGAAGCGTACCCGCTGCTCGATAGCGAGGGGCGGGACTCTGACAACGACGACTGGGTGCCGACGTATGATCTGCACGCTGCCGCTGCCGACATCTGGGAAGAGAAAGCGGGCGAGTACGCCACGACGGTTTCCTTTACCGCCGACGGGGTGAGCGCCCAGCTTTCCAACAAGTACGAGCAACTGATGGCGCGCGTGCGATACCACCGCAGCCGCCGCAGCCCGAAAACGGGCACGCTGATTGCCTGGCCGAAAGAGGGTAACACCACCTCCTATATTGGCAATCTGCCCGAGGAAGACTGATGCTCGAAAGCAGCGACCTGACCGCCATGCGCGCGGCGCAAGCGGCGCTACTGCCCGACACATGCACCATAAGCCGCCGAACGGCAACGGCCGACGGCCTCGGGGGCGAGACGTGGGCATGGGCGCCGGAGGGCAGCGCCGTCGCGTGCCGGCTTTCGTCTCACGGCGCGCCGCAGGAGTACCTGCAAGCGGCGGCCACAAAGGGCAGAACCGTGTGGATGGTGACGCTGCCATACGGAACCGACGTTGCGCGCGAGGATCGGCTGACGACCAGCGGGCGCGTTCTGGAGATCATCGGCTTTGCATCGGGTGGGGCCTGGGAAACCGCTGTGCGCGCCGTGTGCGTGGGGGTCTCTTGACAGACATCAAGATCGAGATCGTGTTCAACCATTTCCCGCAGCTCACCGAAGAGCTGATTCGCCAGGCCGACGCGGTGTGCGAAGAGATGGCGGGGCGAGTGCTGCGCGGCGCACAAGAGGCCATCCGGAACCCTCCAAAGACGGGGCGAGTGTACAGGTACGGCAACATTGAGCACCAGGCGTCGGCCCCCGGGGAAGCGCCCGCAACGGACACCGGCGCGCTGGCGGCGAACGCCAAGACCGAGCAGGCCGCGCCCGCCATGTGGGAGATTCTGTTCTTTCAGGACTATGCCGCCGCGCTGGAGTTTGGGACCCCCAAGATGCTGCCACGGCCATACTTGCGCCCGGCGGTCGAGGCGGTCAGAGACCGCTTTGTCAAGGGCATGAAGGCGCTGGGGTTCTCGGAATGAAAGCACTTGAGACCGCGCTCTACACCAAGCTGAACAACGACACGACGCTGAAGACGTTCATCCCTGGCGGCGTGCACAACACCGTCGCGGACGCGCCCAGCGGGGCCTATCTCGTTTTCCAGAAGGTCGTGACCACCCCGGTTGGCTACACGTACCGCTCGCTTGAGGGCGAGTCGTACCTGTACCAGTTCCGGATCATCGCAAAGGGCCACTCGAAAGCGGGGATACTGGACGCGCTAGCGCAGGTGCGGGCGCTGCTGAATCTGACGACACTGACCGTCACGGGGCGCACGTTCTGGCGCACGACGTGGGAAAGCGACATGCCCGACGTGGTAGAGCTGGATAGCGATAGCGTTCCGCTGCTGCAGGTTGGCGCGACGTACCGAATCGAGATGGGAGCGTGAATCATGGCATTTAGCCACGGAACCCTTGCGCGCATCTATGTGCACACGCTGGATATGTCCGGCTACACGGAAGGGGTAGACCTCACCACCGACGTTGACATAGCCGAATCTAAACCGCTGAATGCCAGCTTTGTGTCGCGCCATCCGGGCCACCGCAAGAGCGTGCTCAAGCTCAATGGCGGCGGCTTTGACTCCGCGGCCGGCGCAAACGCCGCGGCGACCTGGGCGCAGATCGCCGAGGCCGCGCCGGGGCACCCGTACGCCTTTATGCCCGCCGGCGACGCTCACGGGCGCGTTGCGCATTGTGGGGT